GATGCACCTGATATGCGACAAGCACAGACCATTGCTATGAAAAAAGCAATAGACCTATGCGACAGCGAGGATGATTTGTTTTCATACATAGACAAGGACATGAAATGTTTATCATCTATGGTGAGAGATGTATCTATAGTAGATAAGGAGAGTGACGATGTTACTACATGAGTTTTATAGTGATGAAGATTGCAGCCGTGGTGATGGAGCCTATCGTAAAGCCTCAGTCTTTAAGGAGACTGATGGTTCTTACACTGTAATTATGATACAGGACGCAGCAATCATAGAGGAACGCAACATCACTGGACACAGTGAGCAATATGCTGAAGACTGTGCAGAGAATTGGGTTCTTGGAGTAATCAAATGATTACCGATTGTAATACATTGTTATGTATGTATAATCAAATACCATTGCTGGACACAGAGGATTACTTTGTGTCTGGTGTCTTAATGTTATACGCCATACTGATGGCGTTGTTTCTTTACTTAACATGGAAGGATAAGTTATGAGTAGTACATACCATTGCATGGTTCTTGGTACTGTTGTGCGACACATAGCAGTAGAAGCACCCAGCGTTGAGGTTGCAGAGATGGAAGCCATGAAGGAGTGGAAGTCTCTGACAGGTGGAGAATTTAATACCTGTGAACTTGTTGAAATGTGGGAAGAAATTGAGAAGGAGAATGACAATGATAAAACTTGAACTGACTAGCAAATATGGTGGCAAACTATTTCTTGTTGGAGATGTCTGGGCTGTCTATCAGGACAGCAAGAAAACCACCATTCAAAATGGTATGAACAACAACGGCGGGTTTACTGTTGAGGAATCATACGATGAAATAGTTGGCATGATAAATAAACAAATGGGTACATACCCCTTGACAAAACCTAAGAGGTATATTAAGAATGCTTAGACATGAAGAATATATGAAACAGAAAGCAAAGGAGATAGATAACATGGGTAAGACAGTTGAAGAGATTAAATCTAAGTGGGATATTAGACAGGAAAATAGAGAACTTGCTTGGTCTTCCTTTAGCGATGAACAGAAAGATGCTTTACTGTCTTTGGTTAAAGCTTGGGCTGAAATTCGCACCTCATACTCAGAGTTTTGTCATCCAAGTTATGGAGATATTTGCTCTATGGATACTGCCTATTGGAATGTAAGAGGTACTCTGTTTTCTAAAAATGTGGAGGTAGAAGAATGGTCACACTAAATAAATATAATTACAAAGAACATAGTGAGGTTCCAGATGTTGAGTTACAGCTTGTTGAAGATTGTGCTGATTGTCCTGCTCATATGCTGGATATACAGGAAATAAATGAGTTCTTAAATGAGTACCACAATCACTTCCATGACGATGATGGTCAGCCCTCTTGGGAACAAGAGTGGGAAGACTTTGGCGAAGTGTATGATGACGAACCTGCCTACATATAGAAAGGAGTTTTAGTATGCAAAACCTTTGGGAAAAAGATAAGAAGCGTTTGTTCAGAGAACTATACCAACAGTACATGGATGAGGGCTATGATTCCAAAGAGGCTAAGAAGTTAGCAAGCGAAGAGGCTGATGAAATATACACAGACAGTGAGGGCTTTGCCTTTAGCCTAGCCTCTATGGAGGATAGGGATGACACCTGAACTGCTAGAGGAATACACTGGTGACACAGGTAGGGAAGCTGTAATCTATATTATAGATGAGAAGCTTAGTATGTGGAGATACTCATACGAAATACTGCTTGCTGACCAAGGAAAAATTGTAGGTAAACATGAAACAGATATACTTGAGTATGCTAGACAACTTGCAAATCGCTGGATAAAAAAAGGAGAACTTACACATGGAACTAAATGAATATCAAAAACTCGCAATGAAAACTGCCATCTTCCCAAAAGACATGGGCATCTATTATGCATCACTTGGACTGGCAGGTGAGGCAGGTGAGATTGCAAACAAGGTTAAGAAGTTCATCCGGGATGGGCGTACACCAGAAAAGGAGAAGCAGCTTGCCTCAGAACTTGGTGATGTCCTATGGTATATCGCTTGTGTGTCAGAGACTTTGTCTATTGACCTTGAGGCCGTGGCAAAGGACAACCTATACAAGCTGGCTGAACGTCAGCGTAATGGAACCTTACAAGGTTCAGGTGACAATAGATGAAACAGATAAAGCTTGAAAGAACAGGCAAGTTTCCCTATAACTTTGAACAGACAGATGATGTAAGTGAATGGATAGAGGACAGGGCGAGGCTTGCCAGAGCCATAGGACTACAGACAAAACAGACTGACAGGATGCTGTATGTCCTTGACAAAGGAAAGGTGCTTGCCTTATACTACTATCGCTAACACAGGAAGGAGATGTTATGCAACAACAAGAACCATCAAAAGAAATAGGCCGTGGAGAATGCAATGCTTGCGGCTCATCCGATGGCAATGTTCTATTCAGTGACGGACATAAGTTTTGCTTCTCATGTAATACATACACAGGTAAGAAAGGGGATGACCATATGAATGTACCTAATCAAGCAGCACCTATTCGGGGTGTGTATCAAAACCATTTTACCAAGGGGCAAATCAATGCTCTATCTGACAGAGGTATCAGTCAGGAAACCTGTAGGTTCTTTGGGGTTGAGTCTGTTCGTGATGCAACCGGACAGATTACCAAACACATCTACCCATACCATGATGCAGAAGGCGCACACGTTGCCAACAAGGTCAGACAGGTACAGACCAAGGGCTTCAATGCAGAAGGCACACTACCGCAAGCAACTCTGTTTGGTCAGAAACATTTCCAGCAAGCAGGTAAGTTCATTACCCTATGTGAGGGTGAGGTAGATGCTCTGTCTGCATACGAACTGATGGGTTCCAAGTGGCCTGCCGTATCAATCAAGAATGGCGCACAGTCTGCCTTGAAAGATGTGAAGGCACAGTACGATTACCTCAATCAGTTTGACACAATCGTTCTGTGCTTTGACAACGATGAGCATGGTAAGAAAGCTGCTAATGCAGTGGCTCAACTCTTTGAACCCAATCGCTGTAAGATTATGGACATGGAGTACAAGGATGCCAATGAATACCTGAAGCACAACAAGCGTGAAGAGTTCAATCGTGCATGGTGGAATGCAAAGCAGTATACACCTGCAGGTATCTTCAACCTTGCCGACATCACTGACCGAATGTATGCAGAGAACAACAGGGAAACAGTACTCTATCCCTATCAGGGATTGAACGATAAGCTTTTCGGAATGCGTACTGGTGAACTTGTTACGCTGACAGCAGGTACTGGTGCAGGTAAGTCAAGCCTGATGCGGGAACTTATGCACCACCTAATGACACAGACTACACACAACGTAGGTGTATTTTCCCTAGAGGAAAACATTACACAGACTGCCTTCCACCTTATGTCTGTTGAAGCTAATGACCGCATCTACATTGACGAGATACGAAAGAACTACACGATGGAACAACTCAAAGCTATTGAGGAAAAGACCATTGGTACTCGCAGGTTCTTTGCCTTTGACCACTTTGGTTCAATGACTACGGATGAAATACTCAGCCGTGTACGTTACATGGTCAAGGCTCTTGACTGTAAGTTCATTCTGATTGACCACCTATCTATCCTTGTCTCAGGCTTAGAAGGTGCAGATGAACGGCGTAACATTGACCAGCTTATGACTAAGCTTCGTAGTCTGGTGGAAGAAACACAGTGTGCTATGTTACTTGTGTCTCACTTGCGTAGGGCATCAGGTGACAAGGGGCAGGAAGAAGGTAAAGAGATTTCTCTTAACCATCTACGTGGCTCACATAGCATTGCACAGATTAGTGATGCAGTCATTGCACTTGAGCGTGACCAGCAAGCCAAGGATGAGACACAGGCTAACACAACTACAGTTCGTGTCTTGAAGAATCGTTATGCAGGTGAGACAGGTATCGCAACCTACTTGCTATACGATAAGAAATCTGGTAGGATGTCGGAAATTGACAACCCCTTTGAGGTTAAAGATGACGCAACAGAGATGGAGGATTTCCTTTGAAAGTAGCACTAGACATTGAGACAGATGCGATTGATGCCACAGTGATACATTGTATCGTGGCTCAAGACTTAGCATCTGGTGATGTCAAGAAGTGGTATGGTGATAACATCAAGGACTTCGCCGCTTGGTCTGACAATGTAGATATCTTTGTCATGCACAACGGTGTGTCCTTTGATGCACCAGTATTGAATAAGCTAACAGGAAGCAACATCCCACTTAGAAAGGTGAGAGACACGCTTATCCTGTCTCAGCTTCTTGACCCATCACTGGAAGGTGGACACTCACTCGCAGCATGGGGTGAGCGTCTTGGCTTTCCAAAGATTGATTACAAAGACTTCTCTTCTTTCAATGAAGAGATGCTAACTTATTGTGTCAACGATGTGAAGCTTACAGTTAAACTGTATGAACATCTATTACCTATGCTAAAGAAATATTCTAAGAAGAGTATTGAATTAGAGCATCAGGTACGAGCCATCGTTGACAAGCAAGAACACAACGGCTTCAAACTTAATATACAAGAGGCATCCTGTCTTGTTGCAAGGCTTACAGAAGAGGCCGTAGAGATTGAAAGAGAGATGCAGAATATCTTTCCACCTATTGTTACTGAACGCTACTCAGAGAAGACTGGCAAGCGATTAAAGGACAATGTAGAGGTATTCAATCCTGCATCCAGACAACAAATAGGCAAGCGTCTTATGGAGAAAGGTTGGAAGCCTAATAACTTTACACCTACAGGACACCCCATCGTAGATGAAGGTACACTGAAGGATGTAGATATCCCGGAGGCACAGAAGATTGCACATTATTTGTTGTTGCAGAAAAGAGTTTCACAAGTCCAGTCTTGGTTGGATGTAGTGAAAGATGATGGCAAGGTTCATGGTAGAGTTATTACCTTGAAGGCCATCAGTGGACGCATGGCACACAACTCGCCCAACATGGCACAAGTACCTGCCGTTTATTCTCCCTACGGAAAAGAGTGCAGGGCAGTGTGGATACCTAGTGACATGAGGTACAAGTTACTAGGGTGTGATGCTTCCTCGCTGGAACTAAGATGTCTTGCCCATTATATGGGAGATAATAACTTTACTACTGAAGTTGTTAGTGGTGACATTCATACAGCGAATCAGAAAGCAGCAGGACTACCCACTAGAGATGCTGCTAAGACATTCATATATGCTCTCATATATGGTGCAGGTCCTGCTAAGATTGGCACTATCGTAGGTGGTGGTGCTAAAGAAGGTAAGATTATCATGGACAAGTTTATGTCTAACCTACCTGCCCTTAAATCTTTGCGTGATAAGATTGATAGGGCTGCAGGTACAGGATATATTCGCGGTCTCGATGGTAGATTACTAAAGGTTAGACAGCAACACGCTGCAGCTAACTTATTGCTTCAAGGAGCAGGCGCAATCATATGTAAAGAATGGCTGCGCCAAATAACATTGGCTGCGCGACAGGATTACAATTACAATCTTGTCGCCAGCATACACGATGAGTATCAGTTTGAGGTTCAAGCTGACCAAGCAGAAGAGTTTGGTAAGCTAACTCAGGCAGCTATGAAACGTGTAGAGAAAGAACTAAATGTTCAGTGTCCACTTGACAGTGAATATAAGATAGGTAACAACTGGTCTGAAACACACTAGAAAGGAGACAACATGAATAACCTAGAACCATCAAAAGAAAATCGTAAGAAGTTTGATTTAGATTTAGAGTATGGTAAAGTGCGTGAGCAAGCCATAGCAGATATGCTTCAGGACAAAAAGATTGAAGTTAAATCTGAGCGTGATGTCTGGCAGCACACTGGTAACATAGCGATTGAATACGAATCCTATGGCAAACCTAGTGGCATTGCTGCAACGGAAGCAGACTACTGGTTCCATAACCTATGTATAGGTGACGACATCTTTGCTACTCTTGTCTTTGACACAGACAGTCTACGCCGAATCATTGACAACCTAGATTACAAAAGGTCTGTCTCTGGTGGTGACCATAATGCATCTAAGATGTACCTTCTAAACTTACAGAAACTTTTTTCATCTGATGTGATTAAAGCATACAAAAAAGTTGTTGACACTGCTGCTTAGTGGTGTCATAATACACACATATTAACAAAAGCGGCTAAGACCGCACAGAAAGAAAGGAGCATTACTATGCCAGTACTATCAGGAAAATCTTATTGGGCAGCAATCGCCAACCCTAACACAACCTTCGAGCCAGTATGGTCAATTGACCTTGCTGTTAGTGGTGATATGCTTGCCAAAGCACAGAACCTTGGACTTAACATTAAGAATAAAGGTGATGAGCGTGGTGACTTTGTATCATTCAAACGTAAAGTAAAGGGTAAGAATGGTGACAACACACCACCTGCACTGAAAGATGCACAGAAGAGAGACATGGGCAAGACCCTTGTTGGCAACGGCTCAGATGTCAATGTTCTGTTCAAAACATACGAGTGGGAATACGCAGGTAAGTCAGGTATAGGTGCTGACCTACAAGCGGTACAAGTTATTAATCTTGTTCCTTATGGAATGGATGAAGACTTTGATGTTGTACCTAGTGGGTATAGCGCAACTGAAGATTCTTTTGACGATGATATCCCCTTCGGAACTTCGGTAGCTTCATAAGGTAAACATCAACAAGGGTGCAGCAGTATCAGATATATGGCTGTGGGCTGACTAGCGTAGGGTTGGGTACGTCAGCATTAACTTCAATAAAGAAAGGGGTATGTTATGTCATTACTAGACGATATGGTAGACCATCCACCTCATTACAATCAAGCAGGTATAGAATGCATTGATGCAATAGAGGCAGCACTTGGTGCTGAGAACTTTGAGTTTTACTTACAAGGAAATGTAATGAAATATCTTTGGCGTTATCGTTATAAGAATGGCGTAGAAGATTTACAGAAAGCTAAGTGGTACTTAGAAAAACTAATTGACAGCACATACTGTCCATAGAAAGGAGTAACATAATGGCTAAAATAGAAACACTAATTACTGATATCTATAAGATGTTAGAGGATGGTGTAGACACTGGCACTATGAAGAACCGTGACAGTATGGAAAAGTTTTCCAAGAGTATTTGGTATTCTTTGTCTAGACAATTAAAGGAAGGCACACAACAGCGTGAAGAAGGTGGTGGTCTTCGTATGTCTCAGATTGGTAAACCTGATAGACAACTGTGGTACTCCTATCGTGGAGAAACAGAGCCGCGTCCAATTGATGGACAGACTAAACTAAAGTTTATGTTTGGAGATATCCTAGAGGCTCTTCTCGTATTGCTTACTGAGTTGTCTGGTCACAAGGTGACAGGTGAACAAGGTGAAGTAGAAATTAAAGGTGTCAAAGGACATCAGGATTGTATTATTGATGGTGTACTTACTGATATTAAATCAGCTTCACCTTATGCCTTCAAGAAATTTAAAGAAGGTACATTACATACTGATGACCCATTCGGATACATTGCACAAATCTCTGGCTATGCAGAAGCAAACAACAAGGACAGCGCAGCGTTCTTTGCTGTGGATAAATCATCAGGTGAACTAGCCTTGATGGAAGTTGAGTCTGTCCATATGATTAATGCTTCTTCTAGGATTGACAAAGTAAAGTCTTTCTTAAAGTCTGATATCCCACCGCAACGATGCTACCCTGATGAGCCTGATGGCAAGTCTGGTAACAGAAAGCTTGCAGTAGGATGTATCTTCTGCCCATTCAATGAGGAATGTTGGAAGGATGCTAATGGAGGTATGGGATTACGTAAGTTCCAATACTCTAATGGTGTACGATACCTTACACAGGTATCTAAAATTCCAGATGTCCCAGAGATTAGTAATGCCGCGTAGACCTACAAAAAAAAGAATACAAAAGCAGCATCTATATCGTTCTAACTCAGAACTGAATACTGCTTTTGTATTAACTAAGCATAACATTGAGTTTAAATATGAATCCGAAAAGATACCATTTGAGTGGAGAGAAGATAAGAATTATATTCCTGACTTCATTCTACCGAATGGTATTATCCTTGAGGTAAAAGGAAGATTCATGTTGGAAGACAGGAAGAAACATTTGTTTATTAGAGACCAACATCCTGATATAGATATCAGGTTTGTCTTTGATAATCCTTATCGCAAGTTATATAAGGGTGGTAAAATGACTTATGCAGATTGGTGTGATAAATATAAATTTATGTATTGTAAAGGTGGTGAAGGTATACCACTAGGATGGTTTAAGAAGAATGCAAAAAGACGACATAGTTCTACTTGATATAGAACTAAATGAGCCTAAGACAGCGGAGAGGGCTTTGTTTATGACAGTAATATTACAAGCATTACTGGACGCAACAAAGCCTTCTTATGATGGAGAACCAGACACTGCTATACTTGAAAGAGATAGGGCAGTGGCTTGGTTCTTTGCGTCTGTAGGTGTTACTTCGGAAGACTTTAATACTGTCTGTGATTATGCAGGAATAGACCCAGCATATATGAGAGACTTTGCATTCAAGGTATTAAAGTCAGGCGAGGTTGACTATGTTAGGAAAAGAATTAATGCAGTATTAGGACACTGATGTATTGTACTTTCACCCTGATTGTGATACACTGGTTCTCTTACGCTTGAAAATTGAAAGGGGATTTTTATGAACAATCATTTACCTACTGACTACCAGAATTTTATTGCTCTTTCTCGTTACGCACGATGGAAAGAGGACGAACAACGGCGGGAGACATGGGATGAAACTGTATCCAGATACTTTAATTATATGGCTAAACATCTGTCTGATAAGCATGGGTATCAGCTTTCTGATACACTAAGGACAGAACTAGAAGAGGCCGTTCTTAATCAGTCAATCATGCCAAGCATGAGAGCCTTGATGACCTCTGGCCCTGCGCTTGACCGCTGCCATGTAGGTGGATACAACTGTTCATATGTACCAGTGGATAACCCACGTGCCTTTGACGAGACAATGTATATCCTTATGTGTGGCACAGGTGTAGGCTTTAGCGTTGAGCGACACCACATTGAGAAGCTGCCACAGGTTAATGAAGATTTTCATCAGACAGATACAGTAATTAAGGTGGGTGATTCACGTCCGGGATGGGCGAAGTCATTGAAAGAACTTATCTTCATGCTGTACTCAGGTCAGATTCCAGAGTTCGATGTCAGCGAAGTGCGTCCTGCAGGTGCGAGGCTGAAGACTTTTGGTGGACGTGCATCAGGTCCACAGCCTCTTATTGAATTGTTTGACTTCTGTATTGAGAAGTTTAAGGGTGCAGCAGGACGTAGACTATACCCTATTGAATGTCACGATATCATGTGTAAGATTGGTGAGGTTGTAGTGGTGGGTGGTGTACGCCGTTCAGCCCTCATCTCTTTGTCTAACCTTAACGATGACCAGATGGCTCATGCTAAGTCAGGTAAGTGGTGGGAGAATGAAGGGCAACGTGCGCTGGCTAATAACTCTGTGGCCTATAAGCAGAAGCCTGAGATGGGTACGTTCATGCGTGAGTGGATGTCTCTGTATGACAGCAAGTCAGGTGAGCGTGGTATCTTTAATCGACAGTCTGCTAAAAAGCAAGCAGCTAAGAATGGGCGGCGTGATGCTGAACAGGACTTTGGTTGCAATCCTTGCAGTGAGATTATCCTACGCCCTTACCAGTTCTGTAACTTGTCAGAGGTGGTAGTGCGTGAGTCTGATACACTTGAGACATTAAAGAATAAGGTGCGCCTTGCTACCATTCTTGGAACCTTTCAAGCCACCCTTACTAATTTCAAATACATTCGTAAGATTTGGCAGAAGAATACAGAGGAAGAGCGTTTGCTTGGTGTGTCCTTGACAGGCATCATGGACAATACATTGACAGCTACCAATGGTGGTAAGCTAGAGACTGCCCTTGAAATCCTACGTGCAGAAGCAGTAATGATTAATGCAGATATGGCAAAGCAGTTAGGCATCCCACAGTCTACAGCGGTTACCTGTGTAAAACCTAGTGGTACTGTATCTCAGCTTACTGATGCAGCTAGTGGTATTCATGCACGTCACAATCCATACTATATTCGTACAGTGCGTGGTGATAACAAA